GTAAATCACGCTCTTGGGATAGTAGATGGAAACACCACCAACACGAGCATGAGCGGGAACGATAAATTCCAGACCGCGTTGTTGCGGAGGGAACAGTTCCAGGGGCTGAGGAATGTGCAGTTGCAGTTTCTCAGGATCGCGCTTATACACCACCATGCGATTGGTGATAAGACCGCTGTTGTCAGCATCGAGTTGGTTGATAGGCTCGATGTTGCGGATGAACGGATTAGTACGCAGGAAGTATTCCAGAACAGTAACGTCCGAGGAATCGGAATTGCGCTGAGTAGCAATCACGTTATAGTCCTCATAAGCCATGAGGATGGTGTCGGGCTGTTCCACCATGCGGGAACCGTTCACAATGGCGCTAACGCCATAGTTCAGCAGATCCAGCATTTCTTGAGAAGTGGTGCCGCTATCAGTAAACCACTTATCGGCGGTGTAAACGTCCACAGTGGAGTTGTTGAAGAAACCAGTCAGGCTCACCGAAGTGTCACCGAACATGGCGATGCTTTCAACTTTCTCTTCATAAGCGCGACGCACGGCAGCAGCACGACGTTGCTCAAGAGCCACATCGGCCATTTGAGCAGCCCGCAGTTCCTGCACGGTGTAGCCGAAAGAACCACCAATGGAACGAATGTTGATGGTCTTCTCGACTTGCGTCACATCAGCACGAGGCAGATCATCAGCAGCATCGGAGATGATCTTGAACTCGCCAGTGGCGTCCATCACCCGATAGGTGTAGGTTTGTGCGCCAGGACCAGCCTCAGAAGTGACGGGCAGAATGGTGGGATATTTAATATCCGCATACTTCGTCTCAAAGATTTGAGGACGAATGTACTCAAGCTGACGGCTCAGAAACAGTCCAGCTTCAGCATCAAAGCGATCAAAAGTCATTGGGGCCTCCTATCAAGAATCAGCGGAAAGAGTGAAGCTGGGGCCATTCAGCTCCAGGATCGCCACGCCAGAAGTGGTGGTGCTGGTCAGGAAGCGAGCGTTGGAGAGGCGGACAGTCTTGCCAGAGGCAAAAGCATGAGAGAACTGACCAGCCTTGCCAGTGCCGCTAGCCGAATAAAGCACGCGCACAGGAGAAGCGGGGGTGACGGCACCAGTCACATAAACAGCAACAGCGCCTTCATTTGCCACGTTCATCACCATGCCGCTAGCAACAGCAGGACGGGAATCAGAATCAGTGGCTTGCTCATCAACGTAGGTGAGCACGTTCACGCCAAGAGCAGTATCGCCAGTAGCAGCGATAGTCTTAGCGGAATTCGCAACGGTGCCAGCGGAGTTGTAAACAACAACATTACCGAAAGCAATGGCACCAGCCTCAGCGATTTGCGTGGAGATGGTGTTATCGCGAATGTCGCTCAGTTGGCCTTCAAGGAGGGCCTGATGAGTGAGAGCGTAAACGGTCTGGACGCCACCAGCAGCAGCAGTTCCAGAAGCAGTGAAAGTAACGGCCATAATCAGCGAGCCTCCTTAGAAGTGGCGAGAGGAGCCTTCCAAGCATTAGTCACGTTTTCCCAGTAGGAATCGTGATTCACAGCAGGGGAGGCAATGGAAGAAACAGCTTTACGAAGCTCTTCCGTTTCGGGGGAATCGTTGCGCTTGGCAACTTCAGAAAGCGTGTCAAACATGGCAGTGACATAGTCATCAGATTTCTCCGACAGGTCCACATCACCACGCACAGCCTTAACAGCGCTTTCCATGATTTCACGAGCAGACTTGCCAGAGAAATCAAATTCGCTATCAAGACTCACACGAGCTTTATCGATCAGGGCCACACGCTCTTCCACCAGGGAATCAAGATTGACTTCCTTAGCAGCTTCGAGTTCAGATTTAAGGCTTTCAATTTCCTCAGCCAACGCATCAGCGCGACCTTCAGCAGAATCAGCCTTGCCCTTCATTTCCTTTTCCATAGCCATCATGTCTTCCTTCATTTCGGAAGCTTTGGCCATCATTTCATCGTATTTCTTTTTCATGTCCTCGTAGGACATTTTGGCGTCTTCGCGTTCTTTAGTGATCGCCAGAGCAACGCTCTCGCTCACCTCAAACTCGGCGCCATCGAACACAACCTTAGCGGTCATTAGTCGATCTCCGGTATTTTGGATTAAAGAGGGATCAGCGGCATCTAGTCGATCCAGATGAAGCTTCACCTGAGGGCCTGCACGGCCTCTCCGAACAACGGCGACGTGATTACCATTGATGGATTTTTGAATTCCATCGTAGTGTTCGCCATTTTCAGTAACGCCAGGCGTAGGATCATATTCAACCCTATAGCCTGCACTCACTTCTTTTGCATCACCTCGCATAATGCGATCAATTGCCTCTTGATCCGTGATTGTCATGACTGCACGGACGAAGCCGTTGTCGTAAACAATATCAGTGCCAGTGAAACCAATTTGGTATTTCTTGGTGTTCTCAGAATCAAGTAGAATTGGAGGATGCTCGAAAGTGATGGCCTTGCCTCCAAAGGAAGTCAGGCTCTCAGGGGACGCCACTTCAGTTTCGGGACGATATTCGCGCCGTACTGAACCATCAGCATCAGTGTAATGCTGAACACCAGTACGAGCAATAGTAGCCCACGCGCGAAGATAACCTTCAGGCGTGGTTTCGTATTTCTCAATTGGCGCTACATCGTAGCGAAAACATGTGTCGCCCATGAGTTAAGAATAGACGATGGAAAGTGGTACAATATGAGAAGTTATGCAATAGCGCATAAATGAAACTTCTAGCCAGCAAAACAGACGTTTTGAAGCTTTCCTATGGAGAGGCCAAGTCGGTTATTGCCTCTCGCATTAAACTAGCGCGTCTCAATGCTGGACTGTCACAAAAGGAAGTGGCAGATAGTTTGCATTGCAGCCAAAGCACCATTTCACGATTAGAGAAAGCAGAAATTCAACCTGACTTCCTCCAGATTCGCGTAATGAGCGGATTGTTTGGCGTTAGTATTCTTTGGCTTGGTGGTTATCCAAGTTTTGTTGTCGATGCTTCTCAATCTTCGTTATCTTCGTCCTGAATTTCGCTCAATTGATCTTCAAGGTCTTCCATCACGTAAGCCTTGGCAATTGCTTCGGCTTCAAAAACCAGCATCTTAATTGGCGTAAAATGTTCATCGGGCTTGTCATAAAAGCTTTCAACAAAGATATGAGTTTCGTCAAGCCTTCCGTTCTTGAAACGCTGTTCTTCTACAAGTTTCCAGTTAGGCGTAGCGCGATGTTCATGAGCTGAAAGAATTGCAAGAGCTTGCATGATGCCAATACCCTGCTCTTCTTCCATCGATTTAATGTTTTCGCTCATGATTTTTTCTTGCGGCTTTCAACCATTTTAATGATTCGATTTGCCCAAGAACGCCCGGCATCTCCGCCCCAAAGTTGCCATGCAATATAACCCGCATCATCCTCTCCTCCGCTTTTGTTTTTCTCATGACGAGAGAAGAATGCAGCCATGCGCTTGATTGTGGCGTAACTAATCTTGCTACCACCAGCAAGATCAGACGCACGCGCCACTCCACTACCAATGCCCTGCTTACCTGCCTCTTGCGTGGAGAGCCCTCCTTTCTTGTGCTTCTTGCGAAGCTCCAAACCGCGACGCGCTGCAGCTCTTACGGACGACGGAGGGGCGAATGATTCAGCATCGCCCCTCAATTCTTTCCCAGCATGCCCTCGCAGTAACCATCCCAATATTCGTCGCTCTTGCCTTCTTTGCTAAGACCAGCCTCACTAAGTGCAATTGCAATCGCCTGCTTGCGATTCTTCACCGCTTCGCCGCTGCTGCTTTTTAACGTACCAGCCTCAAATTCACGCATTACAGTCCTAACTTTTTCGCGCTTTTGCTTTGCGTTCATGGCCTTGTAAGTTTTCTAACACTATAACACTTTAGAATCAAGCAAAACAATTTTCACGATTGCATTAAATTTGGAAAACATGAAAAGCTACTACGATATAATGCTTGCGCTCTACGGAGGGGATATTTGGAAAAACTTTGAACTCAATCTTGATCTATTAGATTTGCAAGGCTGGAACGGCACCCATTCAAGCCTTCATCTTCTCGAAAGATCGTTTGACTTTCAAATTATTGTTGATGTTGGAGTGTGGAAAGGGCAAAGCACCATCCACTTGGCAAGTAACTTAAGAGACAAAAAGATCAATGGAGTGGTATTGGCCGTAGACACTTTCTTGGGATGCCCAGGACACTGGAATCCGAAGAGAGATCCCAATGGTCCGCCATTGTACAACAGGAAGCCTGGGGGAATGCCAGATATTTATGAACGTTTTCTAAACAACGTCTATAAGAGAAAGCTTCATAACTACATCATCCCAATGCCTCAAACCTCAGTGGCTGCAGCTCAAATATTACGGGCAAATAAAATTTCGCCCACCTTGGTTCATGTCGATGCTGCTCATGAATACGAAGAAGTGTATAGAGACACTATGGAATACCTTGAATTACTTCAGCCTGGTGGTATTTTGATTGGAGACGATTACGATCCGGCATGGCCAGGTGTAATTAAAGCGGCAGACAAAATCAGCGCCGCCAAGTCAATACCTCTCAAGGTTGATGGCCCTAAGTTTATAATGCGAAAGCCTTTTTAATCAAGGGCAAACTTGTATTCATTGTACAATTGTTGCACTTGTCCATTATTAATGAATCCAGGTCGCACGAACAAGGCCATGCGTCCGCTAGTGCGTGCAGGAACAATAAGCTTCTCTACAGCGTGATAGTGAGGACGGTCGCAGTAATCGTCAAACAAGATTTGCGTGCCAGGTTTTGCTCTCATTAACGTCGCGAGAAAACAAGCCACGCGGAACCTTCCGTCGATCAACACTACGTTTGGACTGGACTCTTCAAGGGACCATGGAAAGTAATGATAGACATGAAACCTATCCTTGAAATCTAAGCTTAAAGGGCGTCCCCAATCGCCAACTGGACCGCAATCGACATGACAAATCAATGCGTTATGACGATCATTGACTGCACTGCGCGTACGATCTGCCCATTCCTTACTGGTGTCAACTGCGATGATGCGTGCGTCAGTGTGCTTGGCGATGTATTTAGTTGATTCACCACAGCCATATTCACCATAAACAACGGCAAAGTTTGCAACCTCTGCAAAAAGCTTATCCCCTCCCGCGTCAAACATTTGCTTCCTCCCACATCGCTTGCCAATCAATAAAAGGCGGTGGCGTGTTGTGATTGTCTAAATGAAACGCAAATGATGGGATTGGACTAATGCAAAGAATATCTTCTTGGCTATAAAGCTTGCTAAAGATTGCATCAAATCCTTGACCTTGATTATGTCCTTCCATCAAAGGCACCATTTCTTTCGACGCTTGCTCCAAAGCATAGCGATTCATCAGCACTGTCATTGTTGTGTTGTAAATTTGACGATAGTAAGTTTCGTTTGATCGCATAATGTGCCCTTTCTTCCTCACGTCTGATTCTCGCGTGTAGCGGTCAGAATAATCCGATGGATGGAGAACGATTCCCGGATAGTCCCTGAAGCCAATGCCATACTCAAGTTGGCCCTTTGCGTCTGACAGCAAACGATCAAACGCTCCGTCCCAGAAGAGATAATCGTCCTCGACAAAGAAAGTCCAATTGCTTGGTTTTTGGTTTGCGATGGAAAAGGAATCGAGGATACTTTCCTTCAGTCCGCTGTAATTGCGTTCAATCAATTGATCGCAACTTTTGACGGCATCAAGCAAGCGATCTGAACTTTTATCAGCCACGACAACAATTTCACATTCGTCGCGACGATTACCAATGCTTTTCAGCATGCTATTGAAGCAACGAATCGCCACTTCAGTTTTGTCATTTGAGAAATAACGATGCCTGGCGTGAATGCCAAACACTTTATCAGTTGTGCGGAAGATGATTCTCATGCCTTGCCTCCATTGTGCTCAATAAATGCTTTCTTGACTTGCTCAGCGTATTCAGGCGTTGGAGCCCTGAACGTACTAGAAGTGCCGTGAATTACCATTGGATTGACATCAGCCCTCACTACAATATCGCCAATTTCAAGCATTGCCTTACAGAAAGACCAATGCTCGCAACCACTACTTCCGTCCCATTGAGCCTTTTGCTGCCGCACGTCGTCATAACGCAAAACTGCAATGCCTCCAAAAGCAGAACGCGCCGTGATGCGTTGTTCCTTTTTCCATTGCTCTTGGTCTTCCTTTGAGATTGAAGGGCAATGGGCAAACGTGATGCCAGGAGAACCATCGCTTGAGATGAAGGCCCAAGAGTCGTAATAAGACACTTCGCTGTCGCCAAAGACAGACGGAACATCTTGCATTGTTGATGCACATGCCATTGCCACATCGTTATCGTCAAGCTCTGGCAGAAGTTGCAGAATGTGTTCGCAATTGAAATTAATGTCAGGGTCAATCACCAGCAGCACATCAGGATCAAACATCTTCAGTTGACTCAAGGCAATGTTGCGTCCCATTGCCATGAGTTCAGTACGTTCTTGTTGTCTTCCCTTAAAGCGACGCAATCCAAGAGTTTCGGAAACCAAGCTTCCGCGACGATGCCGTTGCCGTAAAAATTTAGAGGCAATGGAAGGGGAATTGTCCTTGGAATCGTTTTCGTAAAACGAATAAACAACTTCGTCATCCATCGCATCCTCAAGCTTCTCCATTTCAGCGAAGAAGCGAGGGAGCGTTTGCTCCTCGTCGCGAACTAAGGCCAACACGCCAATCATTTACCAGCCTCCACGCCAAAGCCACGACCAGAGGAAATGAGAAGTTTCTTCTTGCCGACCAAGCGATTGACAATCTTCATCATTTTGTTACCGATGTTATCCCAGTCAAACTCTGGGGCCGTCACCCGGTTATGACACCATTCTGCGTCGTGGTCCATCAATTCGCGGTCTTCGTAATAACGCTCCAGAAGCGAAGCCGCGTCATCAACAGAAGGCACGCCACGGTCCAAACCGTAATTACGATCCACTTCCCAGCTTTCAATATCAATGCGCCTGACGCCATCGAAAATCTCCTTGAGACTGGTGTGGTCAGGCACAACTTGAGCACGCATAGCTGCAGCGTGCTCGAAATTTACCAAGCCCCAGCCCTCTCCGATGCAAGTATTGATGCCAACATCAGAGGCAGCATAAACCTGATTGAGCTGTTCAATGGTGAGGCAATTGTTAACGTCAAAATTGGGACTTGTAAGAATCAATTTGCCAGTTGCGTCGTAGCCTTCGTCACGAGCAACGCGCTTAAACAAAGGAATCAAATCCCATCCCATATCTTTCTGCCCCATATTCATCCACAAACGAGCATCAGGCTTGTCTTTCGCAAAACGAATGAAAGCCTTGATCGTAAGGTCGATGCGCTTACGAGGCTGATTGCGATTGCCATTGAACACAATAAACACGTCCTCAGGGACGCCAAGCTTTTTACGACATTCAAGCTTGTCCAATGGAAAGAATTGACTGGTGTCTACACCATGAGGAATGATGTCAACTTCGCCTTGATAGCCAGCTTTCCTGACTTCCTCTGCTCCAAATTTCGTGTAAACGCCAAAGCCGTCCCAATCGTTGGTTGGAGGCATTGTCTCAGGAAAAATGCCGTAAGAATCAATGGGGCAATATGAATAAAACTTGAAACCGAGTTCATCACGGAGGTCTTTGATTTGATTCCAAAGACCAATGTTGATCCACAGATCATTGGTGCTCCAAATCAGATCGGGCTTGATTTTCTTAACGATAGAAGCAATGCGATGACCGCCAAAGGGATCATTGCCGTGAATGCCAGCGGGATAAACTTTGTATTTACGAGCTTCTTCGTGATGATCTCCCCAATAGTTCACTGCCAATACATGCACGTCATGTTTTTCAGCAAGCCTTGGCAGAAGCTGACTAGCAACGCGACCAAAACCTGTTTCTACAAACGCATCACCGCAATAAAGAATTTTTGCCACTAGAAGGAAGAATGCTTGCCTTATGTTAGTGGCGTTTTTTATGCAGGCACAGAAGGAGGTTGTTGCCTCATGTATTCCACGGAACAACGGCATCTTGCTCGACATT